TTCTAAGCGACCTTGACTTCCTTTCTTGACGGGTATTAAGTCCATAGATACGCTAATTGTCCGTGTTGTGTTTGAGTATGTTGGTATAGGGTCTATTCTTCCATATACTATCTCTTCATTAAACGCTAGAGCCCAGCTATCTGATAGATTTGTTATAGCTCCACCCAGCTCGGCAATCTCCCCGCTAATTAAACTGGTAATCTCAAAGAATCTAGTATCTGGTGCATTTTCTGCTACTTTTTGTTTGTATTCGTTATAAGCCTCTCCAGCCGCAATAAGGGTTGTGCTCCTACTAGCTTGAGGAGCCGGGTTTGTATCGCCCTCTTTCCCACTATTTTGTGATTCTTTTGTTCCAAATTTGGACATATCTTACTCTCCTTAAGTCTCACCGATATTATGATGAACTTTTTCAATATAAGCTCTAATATCAGTTTCATCCAACCTAACTACAAGCTCGATGTTGTTTTTTACGCTATTTTCTATATTAGCACTGAACTCTTTTACACCAGCCGATGCTGCTGTCATACCTGCTGCTCTGCCTGATGTTATAAGAGCAAGGTTCTGCAATGTTGTTTTGAATTTGACCTCACGATCTCCAGTTATACTATCTAGTGCGGAAGATAACTGCTGAACACCGGCTACCAAGTTGTCCATTCCAATAGCTGCTGTTCCGACTTGAGATATGTTATTTACCATCTTTTCAAAACCGTTAGCCGCCATAGATACACCAACTCCTAACAGAGCAACACCAGCTCCAAGTCCAATAAGAAGTCCGATCCCAGCCGCAACAATAGGATTTGCCATAGAACCTAATCCAAAAGCTAAAACACCAACAGCTCCTCCAATGGCAAGAATTCCAAGAGAAACAGCTAGCATTCCCGGAAGGGAAAGTGGCGCAAGAGAAGTAACAAGCAATGACAAGCCATAAGCTGCTAAACCAATACCACCACCAATCATTAAAGCAGCTGCACCAAAGGCCAGCATTGGCCCAACAGCAGCCGAAAGACCTGCTCCTATCGTAGGCCCCGAACCAGCAATTATTTTGCTCCCAGTTCCTACGTCAACGCTTGCACCCAACCATGATTTAGCAAGCCCTTTTATAGCCAATGAGGCCAGTAGTGAAACTCCGGGGATCATCCCCAAGCCCTTACCAAACAAAGCAAGGACCAAAACAAATTGTGTAACATCATTTGATAAAACCCAAACAACCTTTTGAAACAACCACAACCCAAGGTGCATGGCGTCTACAATCTGATTAACAACCTCTCCGTTCATAGCCATCTCTTGAAGCATAAATGCAAATTGTTCCTGTATCGGAACTGTTGCGCTAACGGCTTTTGCGAATTGTGCCTGAACATCGGCGGCTTTCTGTGTTTCTTTTTGTTGTTGCTTATATGCTCCCAAGGACATTCCAAATATCCTATTAGCCTCAGCCATGTCCTTGATACCGGCGGCTTGAGCCACTGCTTTTTGTTCGAAACGACCCATATCTTTAAATGCTCTACCTTGACCATTAACAGTTTTTATAAGTGTTTCAATTCTTTCATCTTCAGTCATCATTAACATTTCAGTTGCTGACATTGTTGAACCCAAGACCGAGTTCAGCTTGCCTGCGGCATCAGCAGCATCTGAGAAGGTATCAAAACGATTTGCGATAGACAGTAGCGAATCAACAGAAGTGCCTGCATTTCGAGCAGCCACCGCCAAGCCTTTGAATACCTCAATTGACTTTCTACCGTGAACTGCAAGAGTACCCGATGCTTTCTGAAATCCTTCTGCCATTGTCTTTGGTCCGATACCCAGTTGCACTGCTGATATTGATAATGCTTTTGTTGCTTCCAACGACTCTTCTGCTGTGAGTCCCATGGATGCTTGCATATCGTTCATTATTGCTACTACCTTTGAAGATTCCAAGCCTAATCGGTCAAATGTAGCTACTTGTAAGCCTATCTCTCTTTGTAGGTCTTTAGACAACTGGGCGCCACCAATAAGCTGCTGGTTAACAGCCTGTAAACCGCCGGCTGCTTTGTCTAAACCAACTCTCGCTTCTATCGATTCTTTTTGTATAAGAGCTATTTGTCTTTGAAAGTCTCGACCTGTTCCGGTTGCTTTGGCAAACTCTGCTGATGCTTTATCGGTTGCAAGGGCTAATGCGATTGTATTTTCAACTATCCTTCCGAGAAGATTTCCAACACTAAAGGCTTGTTGCATTGATCTAACAAAGGCGTCTTGTCCTTTTTTGCTTTTAAGGATATTCTTGGCCATGTTTTTGTACTTAAGCACACCTTTTGTCAAATATGAATTTCCAATGCCCATTTTCGTCGCTATTCCACCGACTGTAGCTTCTATTTCATCAGACAACTCTTTCTCTTCTTGTCTTAGTCTCTTTCTTTCTTTTTGGATTTCCAATAGGGTCTTAGCTTTGTCTTCGGACTTTTCTAATTTTTCAAGCTCTTCATCGCTTAATTCGGCTTCTTCCTTCAAGACCTTAAGATGTGTTTCAAGGAGAGTTCCTTCGTCTGTAAGTGCTGCTTCTTTCAGGGCTGCAATCTCTAGAAGGATGGCTTCTTGCGATCTTTTTTCTTCAAAATATGCTTGATTGAGGCTATTCATGCTCCTAAGATCAGAGATTTGATCTTTTGTCAGCACTGACTGCTCTTTCAATAGTTCATTGAGCTTCTCTTGTAATTTGACCTCTTCTTTCTTTTCTTCTGACATTTAGCGACCCTCTTAGTCTTTGAAAGGCCACTTAATGCCTGTTGTTTGTTCAAACTGCTGAACTGCTTGATCTAACAAGTTTTTCTTTTTCTTGGATTGGAAGTGATCTTCTCCAAAATGCATATATGCATCCAAATACTCTTTCTCCGCCATAATAGCTCGAGCATATGCTTGAACATCTCTCTCTTCTCCACGGATAACGAAGGTCAAAGTATTGTCTTCATCTTCCTCTTTCATCATGTCTAAACCCTTAACATCAGCCGTTAGGGTAACATCCTTATCATAAAGGTATTTTAGGAAAGTTTTGTTCCAAGAGGCAAGTGACCTCATCCAACTTTCCGTTAAAAGTTTCTTATTTGTAAAATCTAGTATCATATTAAAGTCCTCGGTATAGTAAATAGTTTAAAAACAAAAACCCGAAATTTACTTCCGGGCCTTTTTTGTAGCTTTTTCTTGTGCCTTTCTTTCTTCTTCAAATTGTTTGATCATTCTGTCGAAAAACCAGTATCTTAGACCAACTGGTAAACTATAAGCTTCAGAAAAACTCCAGTTACCATGATGCATTAAATTGAAGATCTGCTCGTAGACAGATTCCATATATTTATTGTTTAGGCCAAAAAAAGTCCGCGCCGAACGGAACCTCCAATTCTTGCTCAAAACCGCAAGATGTACATTCGAAGTCGTCCTTTATTTTTACGTCCGGAGAAACAGCCTTGTATGCTTTTCTAAGGAGCTTTGAGTCCCCAACGGGCATAAGGTCAATAAACTTTGAAATAAGCTTCCTATCGGTCTCTCCTTGGGCTGAAACAGTCATCATCTTGTACTGATCAGTAATAGAAGTAGACTCAGTTTTCTTCTTCTTAGCATCAGTCATTCTTTTGATCATACTCTTTTCATCTTTTCCAGTCAATAGCCTGAATTCGAGTGTTACCTTTGAAAGAGGAAGTTCTAGGATAAAGTTTCCATTCTCGTTTCTTGTAATTTCACTGTCCTCTGGTATATCGCCATGGTGTATCTCTTGTTTGTTGAGATCGAACATTAGATCATTCTTTGCATTACAATTCGGACATAAGACTTGGGTTTCATAAAGATTTCCATATCCGGATGTTCTCGCTGCGATTAGAATTGCGTTCTTGTCTCCTATTAAGATACTATCAACAGCCACATTTTCGTTCACCAAAACATTCTCTAGAAAGCGGTCAACGGCTATCCCTTTTCTCAATAAAGTTTCCGAACTTAATATATCTTCATCTTTGGCTGTCATAAAATTAATCTCGACAGAATCATTGTCAAAAAATGGATGTGACTCTGGATATCCAAGACCTTTTGATGGAAGGTCTACAAACTGTGTTGGGGATACAAAGTCGAGCAATCCGCTTTTCTGCTCTTTTGGTTGTGGTACATTAGGGGCTACCATCCTACCCTCATTTCTATTACTCAAATTTACCTCGCTTGTTATGTGTTAGTTTTGCCTAAAATAGCATATTCGTAATGAAAAATCATAGTGACTGTGTTTATCTCTTCGGAAGAATAGTCAAGTGTCCCGAAGTCAACGCCTTTTAGAACTGGATTTATCAAAGTCCAAGTTTCTGAAATTTGACCGTCTAGATCTGGTCCGACGCCCATATTAGCCGCCAAAGTTGGATCATCTGAAAACTCTTCTGCGGTTTTGAAACGTTGGGCGTAAAACTTTTCAATTGTTATTTCAGTAACCTTACGCACTTGCCCCTGTCCATCCTCATGTAATTCTGTGAATGTTGAGCCATCACTGATATCAAAAGAACCTTTTCCGGTGACTTTTTCTGAACCTTTGGTATCAACTAGTGTTCCAAACACCCTATGGGCATTAGACATGTATGCTTCTTTATTGATACCAATGCCGGTTATTAGTTTTATATCGTATATTTCAATCTCAACAGGGTTCCAAGTACCCTTACCAGTTGAGTATAAGCTTACGTTACCTACGAGGTCTTCTTTTACTTCTACATCATACTTTGGAAGGGTTACTCTTTTAGCATCCCATAAAATACCAATATCTTTGTTTCCTATGCGTACTTCAAAGTTATAGGACATTTGATGATTTACGATATTAGACCACCACACTATTTACCCCTTTTCGAAGTAGTTTCCGCCACCAGCAACGTCACAAGAAGCCCAATCATACTTAAATGTAAGTTCAATTTCTCTCATATCTTCAGAAGAATAGTCAAAGTCTCCAAACTTAACAGATGTGATAAAGGCATTATTGAGAGTCCAAGTTTCCAAGTCCTGCCCGCTTTCGTCTGTTGCGATAAGTGAGACCTGTCCGTTATTGGTTACCAATTCTGATTTTGAAAATGTATCAAAAGCATCTCCCTCTAGGTCACCGAGCTTAGGAAGTCTATATCCTGCTGATTCAATAAGAAATAGAGTTTGGTTAACTACATCTTGAGAACCACCCGGGTCGATAAGAGTGACTGAAACGTCATTCCATTTAACTTTTCCGGGATAGTTGAAAACGTGATCACTGAAGTGGTGCTCCACAGAGCTAATTTCAAATGAAGGTGCCGTGATCGACTTAGCGTACCATGCTATGCTATCTGAAAAGATTGTTACCTTAAATCTAAATTTTCTTTTTGGCTCCGCCGAAACATCTGTCCAAAATTTGTTGTCTGCCATGTCTTATTTCTCCTTGTTATCTTAAATAGTTTTCGTTATTAGAATTGAACACCAGATCTTGAAATAACAAAATCTACTGCTATGAATTCTACCGAACGTGTTGGCTTAATAAATATTTTTGCATACATTATGTTTCTATCAACATAATCAGCTGTCGTTGTAGTCTCATCTAGAACCAATTTATATTCACTAATACCCAAACGACTCTGTGTATCGGCTAAGATTCTATCTGCTTGGAACTTAAAACGTCTCCAAGTTGTTTTGACATTTTGATCAAACAGGATAGTGTTTGATACTAAACCAATTCTATACTTGAGATAGATCAGAAGTCTTCTAACATTGATTCTGTCTAATGCAGAACTTGTTTGTTGGAGGGTTTTCTGTCCAAAGATAACTATCTGGTTTAGAGAAGGGAATCTTGCAATTGGATTGATATTTGTTTGATATAGACGGTCTCTGTCGTCTTTCGTGAGGTGTTCCCAAGTTCCTGTAATAATAGGTCCTTCTGGTCCGCCTAACTCGTTAATACCACCTCTGTTAAAGCCTGCTGGTGCAAACCAAAGTTCGCTCATCCCTTGAGATTTACCAAGGGCTCCGATAGCAGCAACCGATGGAGGTGCATAAAGTACATCTCCTTGTCCACCAACTCTATCTCTCAACCTTACCCATGGATAATAAGTTGCAGCGTATGAGTTGTTGATCAAACGACCTTCAAGATTTGTAATTGTTCCGTTGATATCTCCAGTGGTGACTGAACCGTTGTTTTCAAATCCGGGCTTGTAACCGCCGGGAATGTCTACAATAGCAAGACAGTCTTGTCTGGTAGATGCAAGAGACATAATTTCGTCTGTAATATCTGTATTTGTAAGTCCGGGTGCCGAAATGAGGTCATAGTTGACTGTCTCAGCATCAGAGATACTTTCAATAGCTTTGAAGATAGAGTTATATGCATATGATGAAAGTCTTGTCTTGTCTGCTAGGTTTTTGTTTGAGAATGGCTCAACTTCTGTTAAGTCAAGTCCGTCGTGTCCACCGAACAATGGTGCACTAAACTGCTTAACTTTCTTCTCTAGAAGTTTAGAGAGCCCAAGCCCAGTATCTCCAGCGATTGAGTGGTTTGATGTAGCACCAGAAACATAAGATCCTGACTGATGAAAGAATTCATTAGTTCTAGCAGCACTACCTGAACAAATATCGTCCATAGAGAAGACGAAAGAATACTCAAGAGAATCTGGAAGAGCCTCTCCTTCACCTAAGTGGTGTGTTAGTGTATTGCTAGCGTTTGTTGGTAGAACACGGATGATATCATTGTAAGAATCATCACGGCGAATTGATGTGCCTTTATGGTGTCTCACACCTTGTAAGGCAGAAGCACCAAAGTTTTTACCATTTGAATTTGAGTTTTCTTCGGTCAAACGAAGTGACGGGAATGTTACCGAAGCTGAATATCGATGAGGTAGACTTGCGAAAAGATCAGCGTCTCCACCATGACAAGCAACAACCTCATTTGCAAGAACAAAAGAGTGAGCAAAGTCATCTGTGTCTGTACCAGCAGTAACAACACCGGGAGCCTGATTATTGCTACCATCTCCCGATTCGGACCAAGTAAAGGTCCAGTGAGAACCAGCCGAATCAGCAATAATTGTAACAGTGGCGGTAGAGTTTGTAGCTGAATAACCTGCTAATGCGTCAAGGGCAACAGCAACTTGTGCTGCATAAGTTTCATGGGTGGTCGCAACGGTATTGTCTATATTCCATAGGTATCCAGCACCATTCACTTCCCAAGTAGTACTGTGGGCTCCACCAGCAAGACTTTCAATCTCATAAATCTTTCCATCGGGATGATTAAAAATCAACTTAGCAGCAGCATCCGGATGATCAAGAGTATATACGACTTGTGCTGTGGCTCGAACACCATCACCAGTTTGATCAAAATCGCCAAGTGCATTGACTCCCTTTGAGCCATAGACCAATGAGAATCCTTTTGGACGAAGAGGTCCGTAGAATCCAACAGGAAGAGCATGTCTGTCGCTTAACTGTTGATTTTTAACTCCAGAAGCTACCTCGATATAGATGTAGTCAGAGTTATTTGCATATTCTCCACGAACATTATATTTTGCGTTTGTTGAGTCCCAAGAAAGATATTGATCTCCAATGATTTTGGCAATATAGTTTTCAGAAGAAGGATCAAGATTCAAACCAGAGAATTGTTCAACAACATCTCCGTTCTTTTTAACAACTTCTAAAGTAAATGTTGAATTTGGACTTAAAGTGTTCCCTAAAGCCAAATCTCGTATATTAATATGATAGTTATTTTGTAGCCATTCACCATCACTCAAAGCAACAGCTCGGAATAGTTTTTCCTGAGTTGGTTGTCTGTTGATAAACCAACCAGACTTGGCAGGAAGCATGTCTTTGTAATGGTCTGACCAGTTCAAAGAACCAGAATCAAGAGCCACAAGGATTGCCTGTTGTGCTCCAAGTGATGTGCTGGTATTTCCAGCAACAGCGACCTCATAGGTTTCACCTAAGAAATAAGTTTGATCAGTTAAGCCGAAGTTTTTGTTTGCTTGAAGCAATTGTGGGTTAGTGTTGAATACGTCTCGGATGTAATCTTTAGATCCGGGAGTCATATCGAATGTGAACTCGGCAGCAGCCGCCGTTCCTTCGTTTGCTGTTTGAACGTCATTTGCTGTGAAAAGGCACATTTTAAACTTATTTGCACTTCCACCAAGAGACTTTATCAAAGTACCAGCAGAAGAAGTAGCATCAGAGGCCGTTCCAGCAACTGTTCCAGAAAGAGCTAAAGCAGCTCCTTTTGTATAAAAGACAGCAGCAAGTGAACCGGTAGAGACCTGTTCAGCGGTATCATACGAGGAAGAAGGGATAATGAAAAGTCCATAAGCTGTATTCGTTGCATCTGGTAATTTATTCGGGTTAGAATTTGTGTCAACCGACCATCCAGCAGATTCAGCGTTAGAATCAGCAGAAGCATCAGCTTCTCCAAGAAGTCTTACAAAAGTAACAGGTGTTGTTTGTGAAGCAAGGTGAGCCTGAGCAGCATAGACACCATAAGTTGGTCCCAAACTATTTCCATCTCTCCATACGTCATTGTCTTGTCCACCTTTACCGGAAATTCCTTTTCCGAAGATGGTATTAAAGTCATCAAGTGTTTTAACCTTAATTGGTTTCATTGCGGGGCCTGATAGAGCTCTTCCAATTATCAAAGGTCCGACATCATCAGATACAACATCTGGTATGCGACTCTCGTCAATTTCACTTATCAATACACCGGGTGAAACAAAATCAAATTTTCTAGGCATTAAAATATCTCCTTATTAATACATTTATCTCTTATAAATAGTAAGATAAAAGCGCAAACGCTCTAATCTCTGTAATCCTTGTCTTTCTTTTTCCAAGGGATTTGGTCTCCAATAATTCTACGCTCTCCTGTGATTCTAACTTTTACTTGGTTTTCCCTCCTAGCAAGGTCTGGTTTCTTTCTAGAATATCCCTCTCCGTTGAGGTGACCAAGTACTTTTATATCAATTTTTGTCTCAAACATTCTTTCGTCTTCACCGATGTTTGCAGCATTATTGTTCATAGAAAAATCTTGTTGGATGAACGCTTCGTATCTATGGCCATCTTTTTGAAATATAAAAGAATTTATTTGACCAGTTCTTGTTATGAACGGTTGCATCAAATCGTTCATTTGTTGCTGATACTCTGTCCTCAAAGTGATCGAATAGACCATAGTAACATAAACAGGTATTGGAGAGTTATATGTTTCGTAAATAATTTGATTATTTTCGTCAACCTTTCCTGTTTGTTGTTTGTTCTTACTGTCTTGTTGAACTATAGAGGATTGAAAGTTTTGAGTTTTATCTTGATTTATTCTAGAATCAACAGGAACAGATCCTCCTTTGTAATCATCAACTTCTAATACGTTCGCTTGATAAGCTCCTTTGAAGTTCGGGTCTTTTGTCATCGATGAGCGGTTTATTGTTATCAAAGGAAGTATCAGTTTTCCAACTTTATCTCTGATTCTTGCGTCTTTTTTAATTTGCCAAACCCTTTCAGTACCAAGCCACAATACGGGAACTTTGTAAATTCCTCTATTGGTCCTTGTGTGTACATCTAAATCACCATCAACCCATTCGAACAACCCAGTGTCTATTGTCTCGATTGTTGAGGCTTGAAAGTGTATATATTCATCGTTACTCGGCATTAAATACTCCATCTCGTGCTCTAATACACTCTGCTATGACTTCAAACTGAACGTCTGCTTGTCCAAACAAGTGTTTTGGTTCATTTGTTTTGACTATCTCGTAAAATATCTTTCCATACTTTACAAAGTCTCCCTCTCTAATAAATAGGTCTTGATCTTCGGTTAAACGTCGCTTGTGAAACATAACCTTTAAGCCGGTCTTCTTATCGAGAGCCATGTTCTCGAGGAAATTGGTCTCGACTCCTCCATATTCCACTCGAGCATACACTCTTATAGGTGGAAGGAACGTTTTCTCGATTGCTTCTCCATATAATGGGTGAAAATTAGTGTGCTGGATGTCAATTGGGAAATAGAGCAACTGCTGACCAGCGACCCGTTCGATAATCTCATCATTAACTTGCTTTACAAGATTCTTTTCCTTCTCTCCAAGGAACATCGGAGGTGGTGGTGCATCTGGTTTTTTCCATTTATTATCGGCCATTTATTTATCCTACGAATATCTTGAGAGGTGCATCCGAGATGATGTCTTTTGCCTTTTCGGTCATAGCCGCATCGGTTTCTATAAGCTTACTATAGGTTATTTCATCCAATTGTTTCTGGAGCTCTTCTTTTAGCCCTTGTTTCTCTTCTTTTGCTTGAGCCAACAAGTCCGAAGCGTTCAAACTGATATTGTCTCCGGGAATTGGAATATTACCACCGAACTTTCCTCTAACTTGACCAAGAATTTCCTTAGATAAGGCCAAAGCATATCTTCTAATCCACTGTTTACCGATGGAGTTAATTTTTTCGTATGGAAGATTCTCAAAAGGGATTGTATTCATGTTGTTTACACCATCTAATCCCATATTATTATCATCAGTCCAAATTTCTCCATCTTCAATTGTAAATTTAAACCAGAATTTTTCCGGAGATACTGAACTTGGAATCGGAAACAACCTAAGTTGATTATCGATTATCTCATATGAATAATGAGAGGTTCTTGTATAGAGGTGATCTTCATAAGACATCGCTTGCAACTTGTTTTGCCAAGCTGGGATAACCTGAAATGTTGAATCATCAGCATATTGACCGTAGGTGTGCATATCGCCAACAACATTTAAGCCACCGTAGTATCCATAGAATCTCCACATTTGTTGAGGGGAAACATAATACATCTGTCTTATTTTAACTCTTGGGTTCCCGACCATTTTATTATAGAAAGGTGAACTACTGTCATTTGCCGATGAAGATACAACACTTTGAAGGTCATAATCTTGTTTATCACTTACGATATCTATGGAGGCACTATAAACGGTCTGTGTGCCGCCTATTCCAGCCTCGGTGGCAAACGTATCACCAATGCGAAAAGCCGCCTCAAATGAGAACTTAGGATACTTTAATGCATAATCTTGAGGACCGTCTGTTATTTCGCCTCGATGGTTGAACGAACCAGTCGTTGAACCAAGAGCAGAGCCGATTACATTCTTGGTTTGGTGCATATTTATGATATAAGAATATTCAAGACATGACTCTTCATAAGCAGCAAACACACTTCCACTTGTTATCTCGACATCTAATATATCTCCGCCAAGTCTTTTATATACAAAAGCAACTTGAGCTACTGCTCCTGTGACAAAAGCAACAGAACCAGAGTAGGCGCCTATGGGGCATGCATCTGTAACTTCCGAAAGCGCAGCAGTGGACCCATTAAAGCTAGCTGTTTTTGGTAAAACTATTGCTGTTGTTGTTGATGTTGGTGTTAAAGTTGGTAATGACATTCATTGTATCTCCGTTCTATTGTAAGTAGTTTTGCCTTAAAGAAAAAGCCCCAAGCATATGCAAGGGGCAACGGAGGACTAATATAATATTAGTAATTAGTTTTCTTTAGGAGAATCTACTTTTTTCTTAGTGTCTTTGGCTTTCTTTTTAGCAGCTTCAGCTTTTCGTTTAGCAGCAGCTTCTGCTTTTTTCTTGCGAGCGGCTTCTTCGGCTTTACGCTTAGCTTCGGCCTGTGCTTTTCGTTTAGCTTCGGCTTCTTGTTGAGCTTTTCGAGCTGCGTCTTGAGCGGCTTTGATAACGGCTTCGGCAGCAGCTTTCTTTTTGGCTTCTTCGATTGGATCAATAGGAGCATGGGCGCCAAGTTGTTCTCTTATTGCTTTTGCTTCGGGAGTTCCTTCTTGAACCTGTGAAAGTTGTTGTAATAGCTTTGCCTTACGGGCTCTGCTTATAAATTTAACTTTGCTTGACATATTTGTCTCCTTGTGATATTATACTAAATAGTATCATTAATCGCTTTTGTCCACTCTGGTTTCTGTAATGGTTAATGCTAACTCTTTTATGTATTCTAAAAGATTCTTTTGTTGTTCTTGAAGGTCTCGGACTTGTTGTTCTAAAACTTGGATTCTTTGTTCTTTCATTTTGTCTCCTTGGTTTATTAAATAGTTTTTAAAAAAAAGAAAACCCCCAACCAAAAGGAAGGAGGTTTGTGTGGTATTCTTTTGAAACTCTTTACTATTGCACGAGAGGAGCAGCAGCAATTGAATTAACAGCTTCTGCGGCACCGCTTGATCTGCTGAGTAATGCCCAACCAGAAGCAGTCCAAATACAAGTCACTGTTTCACCAATGTTGGTCAGAGTAAAAGTATTATAACTCCCAGCTGTTGTAGCTGGAGTTACTTGAAACGCGTTTGTAGCATGTAAGCTTACAAAGTATTTAAGCTGCCCAACAGTTGTACCATTAGCCAATGTAACAGCCATTGTGTCACCATCTGACGTAACAAGAGATACTGGTACAGTTATACTAGCAGCTCCAGCAGCAGTAATGGCTTCTGTGCCTAAAGACAAAGCTGCGGCACCTGAGATGCTTGGCGCTGTCAATGTTGAGTTTGTGAGATCTAAATCTCTATCTACTGTTTCTAACAGTTTTTCCATTCGGCCTAAGCCCATTCTTCGATTTCCCATAATATTTCTCCTTTTTTATAATTATGGACCCGTTTTCTGGTCAGTTTCTACCAGCCCCATTCCGGTAGAGACAGTGAGCAGGGGCCTCGCTCAAAGGAGACCAGAATTCAAGTCGTAGTAATTAGTATCTAGAAATAGAAAAGCCCCAAATCCGAAGATAAGGGGCATTTCATTTTAAGGTTATCTTCTTACTCAGTCAAGGACTAAGCTCCAGATTCGCCAAGGAGACCACGAATGATAACAAGACCGTACATGTCAGGACGTACCATCTTCTTAGCATAACGAGTCATTACACCTTTACGAGGAACAAAGTCTTCTGGTCCGAAGATAGTTGGAGTTACTTGTAGAGGCACATAAGGTGCATATACGTAACCTGATTCTAAGAAAGAACCACCTTTACGTCCAACGAGCATTAAGTTACGAGGGAAGTAAGGGTCAACGATAACGTCGAACTTGCGAGAAAGACTTCCGGCCTTAACAGCACCAATGTCACCTTTATCAGCGTCAGCAGTTACGTTAGCACGGAATCCAGAGGTGAACTCAAGGATATTAGCACCTTCAGGAGAACAAACTACATAGTTAGCTCCGCCACGAAGTGTCTTTCTGTGGATTTGAGCAGAAACGTCATTGATAGTTTCAATAAGAGTCTCATACCATTCAGAAACAGTTCCGGTAAAGTCAGGAGCAGCAGAAGTTGCACCAATTTCAGTACCAGTTTCTCTGTTTACAAATAGTCCGGGAGAACGAGCCCAGTAGTAAGTGGCAGCAGTTGCGCCATTTACAAGGTCAGCAAGGATCTCACGGTCAATCTCAAGAGCAATTTGCTCAGAAAGAATAGAAGTCAATTCAACTTCAGCATCAATATTATGGTAAGCATTCAAATCTTGACCCAACTCAGGTGTCCATTTAGCTTTAAGCTTCTTGGTCTGGGCTGTGATCGCAGTTGAATCAACACTGATGTCGATTTCTGGGATTTCTGCTAACCCTTCAAGTGCAAATAAATCACCAACAATGGCACCAACCGAGGTTGCGCCAACGTTGTCATATTGATCCTTGATAGGAACTGTAATATGAGCAGCGTTGGTGGCGTTAGCCAAAGCAGCTTGAACAGCGACAGCGGCTCCGCCGGTCTCAATTGAGAAGATAAAACGAACTGATTCGCCTTGACCATTCAAAGACTCAGCAGTAGTAACCTTATCAGTCAAACGACGGATTTGCTTCATTGTAGCTGAATTAGAAACAGCAGTAATATCTGTAGCTAAGTCAGTAACGTCAAACTGGAATGCAGATAGATTGTCATAATCAACATCACCAGTGGAACAAGTAAATGCTGAGGTTTTAAGATCTACAACGACAATTTTATAAGTACTATCATCAATAGTTAAAAGATCAGGATCAAACTTAATGATTTTCTTGTTTGCGTCCGTTACAGCACCATCTAGATCAAAGACGAGTGCGCGACCGTCACCAGTAGCAACAGCAGCAATAGAGCCGCTTGGAGATGCATAAGCATAACCTACAGATCCTCCACGACCGGGACCACTAAAATCTTCTTTTCCACCAGCATCAACAAGATTAACACCATCAATGATTCCTGAACCTAACTTATCAGTACCATAGATAGAACCTTCAGCAGCATTACCCATACGAGGCATTACAGCAGTAGTTCCACCAGCATCTGGTGAGAATTTGAAATCTAAGAAGAAGATCAAGCCAGATGGCAAAGACATCGGTTGAACACTTACAAGATCATTTGCAATAAGTCCGGCGAATACACGACGAACGATAGGGAAAGCAACAGCAGCAAAACCTTCAACGTCACCAGCAGCCATGCTAGAAGACTCTCGAAGAAGTTCTTTTGCTTGGTTTTCCAAAAGACGAGCCATTGTCGCCTTTTTATGTTGGGTCTCAAGACCCTCAAGAAGTCCAGTTGAGGACCACTTGTTTAGAAGTGCACTACCTTCCGCTTTCATATCACGGTTGACGATGCCTTCTGTTAATTTTTCAATTATAGACATTTTTTATACCTCCTTAATTGTATTTTTTAGTCTAGACCAGCAAGCTTTTTCATTCTCTCAGAGAAAGAATGATTTTCATTTAAAGTCTCTTGCTTGCGGCGTGGCATAACGTGGGAAAGATTGGATCTTCGATTTACGGACTCACTAAGTGATTGTGGAGACTTTTTGGTTGCTCCCACTGTAGCTTCTTTAAGGGTCTCGTACAAAGACTTGGCTTCCTTTATTGTTTCTGCCTTAACGATGACTTCGACAATTTTTGACTTTTGTCGCTCATTCAAGGAGGCATCGCTTAAAACTTTATTTGTATATAGTAAACGGGCATTGCTAATCAATGCTTCTTCAAGCTTGTCTGTTATATCTGTGATAACTTTGTGAAGCTTGTCTTGATTTGTTTGATAAGTTGCCAATGAATTCTTCAAGCCTTCTAGCTCTCCGGTCATTTGCTCGGCACTATCTTTATATTCGTCTGATTGGCGTTTTGCCAATTCTAATTCTTGGTCGTATTTTCTCGTTGCATCGTCGGTTGTTATCCAACCATGCTTCTCGGCTCCAACATCAACAGTAAGAGCTTCGTCGATAACTTCCTCTTCATCTGTTTCTTCTAGGAGTGCAAGAAGTTCTGCAATCATTTGATCTTCATCGTTTTGGGATTCTTCCAAGAGCCCCTCGAGTCCACCAGCATCTTCTGTGGCAGGTTCAGCAATAACCTCATCTCCACCCAAACCTAACTCACCAGCAAGGTCAGCGGTTGTTTCAGTTGTCTCACCAGCAGATGATGGGTCAGCCTGAGCTTGATCTTTAATACTTTCAAGATCCAATTTGAAGTCTTCTGGGTTAAATTCAAATTCTAATTCCATCTCGACTTGTTCTCCAGTTCCCATCCCGGGATCAGAAGCATAAGGTATATCAAATTGAGCAGCACCACCTACAGCAGCAGCCTCATCAGCGATCTGTTCCTCGATGACTTCCTTACCTTCTAATAGAGATTCAACAGCAGCTTTAATTTCTGGTGCGTATTTCTCAATTACAGATTGTTCAGCATTTTTTAATGCTGCTTCACGCAACGCCTGAGCGTCTACGATTGCTTGTTCTAACATTGATGACATTAATACATCTCCTAATAAACGTTTATCAACAATAAATAGTTTAATGAATAAGAAAAGAACATTCTATTGTCAAGAGAGAGTAATGGTGCTTGTTTGAAAGAATAATTTTTTATTAATTCGCTGTAAATTCAGAGACCCTGTGCCATTCATCCGGACCGCAAACGTAAGTCATCGATTTCCAGTTGACAGCCATTGGCTTAGTCGTTTGCCCGTCAATCGTTTCACTACCGTTTGGATCTATTGTAACAGTGCCGGAACCAAAATTGCCGAGAGCATCTTTGATTATTAATATTCTGCCTAGTTCAGCGGCTTTGGCTGGAAAGTTTATTGTTCTAGCACCTGATCCTTTTACCAGCAATATATAATCGCTTGCCGTAACTGTGTATGGAAAAGAATCTACAACAGTTGTGTTCTTATATACAGCACCAGCGCTCCTTGTTGAGCCACTGACATCTAGTGTATAGCTAGGAGATGTCGTACCGATGCCGACCTTTCCGTCCTGTTCTATCACCATTCTATCAGTACTGTCTGTTTTAAACACAAGCTTATCATCAGATGGGTCGTTATATACTATCCATTTTCTAGTTCCTGCCTCGGCCCACTCATAACCCGGATGATTGCCGGCATTTCCTTCAACTCTTATTCTGCCATCAGACCCTGAAACATGTAGTTCCCTTGATGGCGAAGCTGTTCCAATTCCAACATAACCGCCTGATCCTATTCTCACTCTTTCAGCAGTACCATCACCACCGGTAGTAAAGAAACCGAGACTTTTTCCATTGGTTTGATTACCAATAACAAAGTGTTCTGAGGAATTAATTTGTATGAAGCCGGCTTCTGAACCATCATTTTCAAATTGTATTTCTCTATAATTTGCGTCATTTTTTGATATCCTTAAGCCCGCTGTTACGGAAGCACTTATATGCAATGCAGTGGTTGTGGTTATAACATCATTTTCAATCTTGAGTCTTGTTGAACCACCTGTTTGTAATTCCATTGTACCAGAACTAGAAGAAAGCTTTGAAGTGATAATCTTTCCAAATGAACCTGTGTTGATTCCTGTGATATCAATATTTGAATCCGCAACAACTGCCTTAGAAGCAGCTGCTGTTCCAGCAGTTACAGAATCTAGAACATTGATTTCAGCAGATGTTATAAACGTTGAACCACCATCCAATGATAATCCACTTGAAGCATGTAGTTCAATAGAATCTTGTTCTGAAAATGATTTTCTTATTTTTAAGGAGGCGTTGTTGCTGACATTTGGATTACTAAACACCATAGATGCACTAGAATTGTCAGAATCTTCAATGGTAAATCCTCCGTAGGAGTCAAGCAAAAGAAAGGCATCACCATTCGAATTAATATTTTCTGACAAACTAATTCTGCTTAGTTCATTTTGATTGATTGAACTACTGCCGATTCTTATGGTACCACCGGTAGCAACATGAATAGAACCTGTAACTTCTACTCCTTGATTATCTACTTTCAATCTTGTCGAACCACCTGTTTGGAATTCTATTTGGTCCTCTCCAAAATCTATCAGCGTATTTCTTTCGGCATCATCTGCTGCTTTTAGGTCTCCGATAACTTGTGAACCTTTTGAAAATTTATAAGCCATGCTGTTTCTCCTTTAACAATAAATAGAAAAAGTCCGAGCTTTCGCCCGACCTTCTTTTGAGAACATAAGATAATAATCTTGTTGTAAAAAATATTACATAATGTGCCATAGAGCGTTAGGTGCATCTCCATCATAAACAAGAGTGAAACCTGCACGAGGCGATTCTAATACGGCAGTTTGAGCACCATCAAAGTTATATCCATAACCAGCAGCACCAGTAACTGTCAAAGTAGCGGTAGTGTCAACATTCGAACCAGCTTTAACAAGAATCTGATCACCTTGTGTGAAAGACCCACTAATCGTCAATATACCAGCTGTACTGGGTTGAAGATTGCAAATAACCATTCCCACAGCAGAAATTGTGTTAGAAGCTGTAATGTTACTCATAGTATGTCTCATTGCACTAGCAGCATCAGCAGAAATGCCAGTCAAACCTGATCCATCACCAATAAAATCTTTAGCTTTAATGCTAATAAGACTAGCGCTATTTGTACCGGTACCTTGTCTTGCAACTAATTCTTGATTGTTACTGTTGCCAGCATCAACTTCATAAAGGAGTCGAGCACCATTAACATCACCTAAACCGAACAAAAGACCTGAATCTTTAGATGTGGCTTGGTTGGATGCGCCAGCAGCAACTTGAATGATTTTGTCTGCAACAAGAAGATCAGTTGAATTAATTGTTGTGGTTGTTCCAGCAACAGCTAAATTACCAGCGATAGAAACAGTTGTGCTAGCAGCACCAACAGTAAGAGTATTAGCTCCAACTGTGTCAAGAATAGTAATGTTACCAGCAGACTTGACGTCAAGGTCAGTCAAGCCTGTAATTGCCATGTCTTCACTATCAATAGCAGTAGCAATAACACTAGCAGCGATAGAACCACCGAGTGAGGTGTCTGTACCGCAAATAGTGATACCGTCATTCACCAAGTGGACGTTCACCACTGAAGCGGTAACGTACTGATCAGTACCAACTGAAGCTGCGCTCATGTGAACAAGATCGATTGAGCCATTAACATATTGGTCACTATCAATCGCATTGTCAGCAATAGTTAGTGTACCACCGCTTATAGTAGCATCGCCTGCCATGGTGGTCCAAGAAGGGTCACCAAAACCATCGGCAACAAGAATTTTGCCGACAGCTCCAGCTGCAAGAACCGAAGGGTTACCAGCAGCATCACCAACAATGATTTTACCACGGGCAATACCATCCATTTTAGCAAGGGTTACTGCATTATCAGCAATGTGAGCTGAATCAATTGAAACGTCTGCATAGTGTTGTGAATCAATTGCATTATCAGCAATGTGAGCTCCATCAATCGAACCGTTTGTATAGTGTTCTGAATCAATAGCATCATCAGCAAGTTTAGTACCGTCAACTGCGTCAGCAGCAAGGTCAGCTGTTGCTACTGATAGGTCTTTATGAGCAACAGATGTAGCTGAACTCATATCAATGGCACCTTTAATATTAAAGGTCCCCACGTTAAATTTATAAGCCATTTTTTAATCCTCCATAGATATAATAGCTGAGTCTCATATTAAAATATATGGACTCATGGACGCGAACGCCCATTTCGTTATAAATAGTAAGTAAAATTCGGTATCTACCCTAATAGATAAAGAAACTGTCGGAACCATTACTGTAAATATTTACAGCTGCATAGGGAGATTCTAACACAATTGATGTTTGACCATCAATAGTATCTGCTCCCGTCGTTAGAATCGTTATATTGTTTGAATCTGCATTTCCTGCTTCGTCCTTAACCACAAAGTATTGCCCAGAAGTATAGCCAGATGCTGCTGGTAATCTAATTTCTAATGCGGCTGAAGCGGAGATTCCCAATATTCTAGAGGAGATTGATGAGGTTACTGTGGAAGTTACGGCTGTTCTGGCATAGTTTATTCCACCGGGAATTGTAACAGTGATGTTGTCACTAGAATTGGTAGCAGTTACACCAGCACCCACAAAATCAAAAGAAGAAGCTTCTGTTGATATGTTTGAACCCTCGTCCTTAACTGTTATATCGGTACCACTACTAGAAATTTCTGTTATCTTTGTATCAAGGTAATCTCCAACATACAGATAAGCAGAAGCTGAAACAGGAACTGTTGAAGAATTATAGTCCTGTATAAAAACAACACCTGAGTAGTAATCTATCTGCCAGTCTACAGCATCGCCAGACGTTATCTCATTGGCATCACTAACTGTTCCTTTGTATAATTTTAGGAAATAAAGGTTCGGATTGGCATTTGATATTAATGGAGGTACAAGTTGTAGTGCACCTCTGGTATTATAAATTCGTGTACTGTTTGTGAAAGACCCAGTTCCTCGCTGTGGATTGGATGAGGTTGTTTCGTAGTTTGAAGGAAGTTTAAGATAATATCCATGAGCACCATTTGTTGAGGCCTCATCTCCACCACCATTTGCATCGTTTGCATCATAAATCGTATTTGATAAAGAGACAACATCTAAATAAACTTTCTCAACAGCTCCACTTATTGCAAAAGCACCAGTTGCGGGTGTATTTGGAATATCATCAGCAAAGATAGTGCTATACGGTAATGAAACATTTGAAGGAATTGATTCATTAACGTCAGAAAATACGTTGGAGGTATGGGCCTTCCCCAACAGCTTCTTAGCCGCAAATTGTGTTGATGTTCTGTTAGTTTTTCCCGTACTCATTTATTTCCTAATATGTTATCAAAATTCTTGATAAGTGACCTGTCCAATTTTTATGGGCTGTAACTTTTACTACGTAGTATTGATTATTTCTTATTTGCTTTTCTTGGAGTTGTATACCTATTGCTGCTCCACTTCCGTCAACAGTTTGATCTAAACCAGAACCGCCACCGCTGTAAATTCCAATGCCATCCGTTGTTGGTTGCACACCAGCAGAATAAGGTTTTACAACATCTCCCCAAGCAGTAGAAGTATCATCATCGCCTGTGAAATTGTTGTCATATGGAATTTTTAATTCAACATTTATGTTCTTATTGGCACCTAAGTAACCAGTGTAAAAAGCTCCTGATTTGGATATGATATTTGCATCTCCATATAAAGTAACTGTAAAAGTTGGCTTTGCCTGACCTGTTGTATTTTGGAAATATCGATAAAATGATCTAGTTGCATTTGTTAAACTTGAATAGTTTGGATTACCGGCTGGAGCCTGTAGAGAACCTCCTTGACCAGAGTTTCTTGTATCTCCAAGGTTTCCAATTTTTAAAGGAGAGATAGCGTAACCGTTTATGGTCACCACCCCATCACCATGAGCATTAGCAGCATTCATGTGAGTTTGTGAATTCCAAGCATTCGCAGAGGAGGTGGTGTCTGTTTGATTTGCATAGTTTCCGGAAACAATTCTGTATGTTTCTGTATTAAAGTATTCGTTTGTTGTGCTATTGGTACTTCCAATAGAGCCTGAATAAACCATAAAGCTAGTTTTACTTTGTGTTGAGCTAGTTAAGTCTGATTTCAAAGGATGATGTATTGCAGAGTTCACAGAAATATCATATTTTGTAAAAGCAGCAGATCCATACGCTCCTGAAATAGATGTAAGAGAATCAAACCTAACTGTTCCTGTTATTTCAATAGAGTCCTGCTCACAATCAGTTGAATTGTCAAGATTTGGTAATCCGGTCTGTGAAACACCAGAATTAAACGTTGAGACCCCATCTCCTGTGACTTTGATATTAGATATCGAACAATTTGTGGTTGTTGGAAATTGTAGAGCATTTACTTCATTAGAATAGATATTTCTATAGACATTAGCAGCAGTATAAGAATATGAAGCAGATGGTCTAGAAGCAAAGTATTTAATTCCAGATTGATAATAAATATCTAAGTGATCAAAATTAGAACAAGAAACAAAAGTTGCCGCTAGGGCATTAGAATCTGTATCTATAACCCATTGTACATAATTTGTATTTGTTGTTGAACCACCAATAATGTGTTTTATTCTTGCATAGTTCCATCCCAAGTTTTGATCGGCTGGGCCGACATAATACGAACCGGTTCTATAAGTTTTTGTATAATCTGGTATATTATCCACAGTCGTACTGAAACTGACTGATGAGACAATAAAACCACTGGTGTTTCCATTAGAGCTTGAAATCTCGTTTAAAGAAGAGATCAGATTGATTGTATGTACATCTATCCCATTCACTTCTAAAGTCAAAGAACCCGTATATGCATCTTTGAAGGAGTTGGCTGGATAATTCTTACCATTGCTATTAACATCTTCGTTTAGAGTCCCTACTAAATTTTGTTTAGTTGAGAAAACACCCCTTCTATCTCCACTAACCGTATAGGATCCATTTGAATTAATATCACTTAAAGAAATAGCAGATCCTGTTGCATTGCTGTAATTTGTTACACCATTTGCAGCTCCAAAGGACAGTTTAGAAGGAACACCAGTATTGTTCGCATCAATGTCATCTAGTGCCGCCGTTTCAGTAGCAGTGTTCGATGTTGCTCCAACACTGAATGAAAGTTCCGAAAGGTATCCACTCCAGCTTTCGTCTGCTAGGATCTTAACCATCACATTTTCACCGATAGCGATAGATTCTGTTCCAAATGTTACAAAATGAGCATTGTTGCCAGAATCAACATCATTCGCCGCTCCTGCTATCAAAGCCCCATTATTATCTGATGTGCTTCCATATACAAAATTTTGTGAAATGTCCATCCAACCTGTGGCACCGGGCACCTTTACGAAAAAATGAAGGTTTGCCGCTGCGAGTGATGAATTGTTATATGTAGTTGAACTTTTTGTAGAGACGATCTTCATGTCCCTCTTTGTTACTCCGCTTGAGTTTGAAACAACACGATAAAATGTTCTTGTTCCAATTATTCCACTATAGTTTGGGTTACCACTAGCAATATTATCAAGAGCAGCTATATTCCCTCCATGGGGTATGTCTCCATCAACAGGGCTATAAAGTCTTTGATTATGAAAAAGCAAACCATCTTGGTGCCCATCTACATTGGAACCTGTCATGTGTGTTTGAGAATTCCAATACGAAGAGACGTTTGTTGTCGCAGCTTGGTCGTTATACGAGCTAGATACTTTTCTATATGTCTCGTCATGAAACTTTTCTTCCCAAACGGAACTGGCCAATGTTCTGTTATCAATGAGAAAACCATTACCAGTTGTAGCGCCACCCTGATTTGAAATTGTATTCTTTAACGGATGAGTCACAGTTGTATTGCTAGTGATAGAGCCACTAAATAAGGTTGAGCCATTAAAATCCAAAGAGGCGGTAACACCTAAGACTTTTGTATTGTTTTCCGATGCTCCGATGTCAGCGACGGATTGTGCGGAAGGTGTTGCACTATTTGCAACAGTAAAAGAAATAGGTGTTCCGCTAGCAGCATATATATTTCGATATAAATTATTAATATCGACCTTATATTTTGCTGTGGCATCTGTGTTGTACTTAATACCTGAAAGGTATTTGGTACCGACCAATGCTATCTCCTCTATTCTCCCATTTGAGACAGATAGGTCATTGACTGCACCTGATGGATCGTTGACCCATTCGATATAGTTTGTAGTGTTGTCTATGGTTAAACTGTGAATTACTCTCGCATAGTTCCAACCAACTTTTTGATCGCCAGCATCAACCTTGAATTTGGCAGTCCTATGTTTAAAAATATACCACTCTGCGTTGTTTCCATCATAGGAAGAAGCTGTGAGGGACACATTAATAAAACCTGATTGACTTGTAAGAGAACTAGCAGATCCCGTAAAGGGGTTCCCGCTCCCTGCCAACCCAGATAACGCAACTGAATGTATTACTGTTCCGTTTAATTCCAGCTTCAGAGTACCTTCATTTGCATTCCCAAACGCATCATTTGAATAAGCTAAGTACCCATTCGCAACAGATTCAACCGTGTCATGATTGATATACCCTGTTATGTCTTGTGTTCCATCGTATATTCCCAATCTTATGTTAGAGCCAGATGTTGCAGCTGAATAGCTGCCTGATCTACCAACAGCATTAAAGCCAGCTGTGGTACCGGAGGAGGTATAATCTGTTATTGGATAAGACGATCCAAATGATAGCTTTGCTGTAATACCATCTGTGATATCTTCGTTGATAGAATTTACTGCTGGGGCTGGGGATGGTGCCAATATTTTAAGTACTTCGTTAAAGCGATCAATTGGTACCCCGATTAGAGTCTCTGCTGTTAAATCGGTATAAAGACCGTCGGCATAGTCACCGTCTTCAGCAGCACCTAATTTGCTTTGAGTTGCTGTGCCGCCAGAAGATGAAGTGAGAACAATATTGTTGTTTGTATCTAAAGCAAGAAAACTCGATGTGGTAGCAGTACCAGCAGACAAGCCTGTTAAATGCATCGTAGAGCCAGACACTGTTCCACCTATTTGCAGATTAGAAGAGCCAGATATAGTCGTGACACCAGAGATTGCACCAGCATTCGTGATGCCTCCTGTCTGGAGGTTCAATGATGTCCCAGTGATTGCAACAAAAGAACCAGCACCCCCTGATACTGTTGTAGCACCAGCAATTGCGCCGGCGTTTGTTATACCACCGGCTTGAAGATTTAACGAAGTACCTGTTAATGTTGTGTAGTTCCCGACAGTTCCAGATATTGTTGTCCCACCAGCAATAGAGCCGGCGTTTGTTATGCCACCATTCTGTAGTGCTAAGGAGGTCCCAGCAAGGGTTGTGAATGTACCAGCAGCACCACTTACTGTACTGGAGAAAGTACCAGTTGTAGCACCGGCAATGGAGCCGGCATTTGTTACTCCTCCGTTTTGTAAAGCTAAAGAAGTACCAGCAAGGGTTGTGAATGTACCAGCACCACCTGATACAGTTGATGCAAAGGTCCCAGCAGCACCAGTGATCATTGTTGATCCTGAGACGATGGCGCTAGAAATGGTATTCGTCATTGTCGCATTGATACCAGCATAACTAAGAGCACTATTTCCTAAAGAAGAAGAAACAGCACCAGCTGTTTTCATTGAACCAGTAAATTGGTGGACATCATCGGCTGTGTCACCAAACTTTGAAGACCCAGTAACTGATAGATTTGTTACATTTTTACTAGTAACATCTAAATTAAAAGCATTGGCATTTATAGTACCCGATACATTCAGTGTACCAGTTAGCGCAACCGTTGATGATGCAACACTATATGTAAAATTAGAAGAACCGGTGAATGCCTGATCCTTCTTAATTTGAATAGAATCGTTAATACCACCAGCATTGCTTCCACTAATATATGCCCAGCCAAATTCACCCATTTAAACCTCTCTTTAAAATGTGCTACATGCGGCAAAAACATTAATCCTACTAGCATTACCGGCTACAAAAGCAACCTTGTCGATGCCATGAATTTCGTAAACTCTATAATCTCGAGAACCCGGAACATGTAAGGCGGGGGATGTAGAAGAATTTGTTGGATCAATCTCTGATGGTGCATTCCTAGCATTCTGTCCTTGTCCTCCTGTTTCTGTCTCTGGTATCTCAAACCATCTTTGAAATGCATGGCAATACCCATAGATGAAAACTGCATCGGCATTTGTGTCGCTACCATCATTTGTTTCTTCGACCAATACGTGAAGGTATCTTTGATTTTCTGTGTTGTAACCAACTGTTGTAGCAGTTATACCTCTAAGGGTATTTGTGTTTGCTAAAACTGTTATTGCTGTTCCATGTGAACCTGCTAAATTTTTGGGACTTCTAGTGCGTCCCCAACTAGTATGTTTATGTACTGACATTTTAACTCCTTAAAAACTACTATAAATAGTCTATTTTCTACGTTTTCTCTCTTCTTTCTTGCGTCTTCGGATGGCTCGTTCTTTTGCGCGTCGCCTTTTTTCCGAAGGTTTGGTATAGTGGCGTCTATCTTTCGCCTCATCAATTATACCAAGTTTTTTACATTTTTTTATAAAACGCTTTATAACACGTTCAATATTGTCCTTTCTTCGGACTTTTACTGAATAGTTTATGCCCATTACTTACCTGCCATTTTCGACCATATAGCCGCTGATTTCCCCATAACTGATGTTATATCAACACCGGCATCATTAGGGTCAACTCCTGACAATGGCCCCTGATTGTTATCGCTTGTTGGTGTTGGTGTTGGTGTCGTGCCTTCGAAGAGATTTACTCCGTTATATGCATCTCCGCCAATTGCTTCCATCATCTTATTTCTTTTCTCATCAAGTCTTTTTCTAGCCTGATCGTCTGTTTCATATTGTGGCTTTTGTTTTGTTGGAAAAACTTGTTTGGTCTCAACGATTGTCTGTTGTCCCATTCCCCTTGCTACTTCAGATACAATTGACGAAAGAGTTCCGTCTTCGAAAATAACTTCTTTGATGCACTCCTTTATCAATGGTTTGAGCATTTGTTTTAATTCATTCTTGTTCATTTAATCCCTCAATATCTTATTAAATAGATTATCTATTTGGTTTTCTTTGTTTTCTCTCATCTTGACTTTAAACATGTCGGAGCCAAGAGCGTTGCGTTTTTCGTCCGGATACACATAGGCATCTGGGGTTGAAGGTTCTGATACGATATCAAAACAAATAAGCTGAAAGTCTTCGGCTACAACTGATTGTCCGCTCATGTCTTCGTTAACTGAGCCTAATCCACGGGATGAGATTCCGAGTTTTACACCAGCATTAA